GTCTGTATAATCTGAGTTAGAAGGCAGTGATTGTAGCACTGACAGATCGTCAACTCTTGCACCTACAGGAATAGTTGCTGCCGCTCCTGTTCCTAGTACACCTCTACGCACACGCCCTAGTGTATTATTTGTGTCATCTTTTTCATAATAGTATATTAGTTCGCCATGAACATATGCATATCCTGGAATACCTCTAGCTATATCAGGATTTGGTAGTAAACTAGCATTTTCAACGTGTAGAGTTGTGTCTGTTAGTGCAAACGCTTGTGTTACTACTGTACTGCTAGACTCGCTGATTCTGTAGTAGGACCTTGAACTTCCTAGACTAAAGTCTCTTACATTACGATCTTCAATGTACACCGGTGACCAAAGAGGTGTTTGACTGTCTGGATTTCTACCAAGGTTGCCTGTTATAGTTTTTGCTGTCCAATATTTAGACTGGTACTCTGGTGAAGGACCAGTAGCTACCCAGTTACCTTGGCTATTAAACCAATAGTATGTTGCTTCACTGGTAACAAAGTAAACATCGCCTGTGCCTGCATCTGTTGGTAGGCTTGCAATATCTGCTACTTCGTCAACATATTGGAAACCATCTAAGATGGTGTATAGCTGTCCATTATAAACCACTGCATCACCACGTTCATAACGTGTTTTAGAAGTCCAGGTTGGAGCAGTTGCTATTAACCAACTAGTGTCAAACCAGTAGTAAAAAGTATCTTCATCAGTAACATAGTATACTGTGTAGTCAACGTTTGTTGGTGCTATAACTAAATCGCCTACCGTTGCAACAACACCTGCGTATGTAAATGTGTGCTTGGCTTGATAAGGAACATCGTTGAATGTGATGTACTTGCCTTTGTCATAACCGGTTGTTGCACTCCATGCTTCTGGCTCACACCATACAAAACGCCAATCTGTGTTTGTATCAGGAGCGGCTTCATCTGCATCAACATCAACTGTAGCAGTATAATATGTTCCGTTGTACAACACAAAGTCATGTTTCTTATAGTCTAGTGTATTAACCCATCCGTTAGGAGAAACTAGTTGACTTCCATGCATATCATGAATAACACGATAACCCAATGGAGGACCGCTAACGACCTCACCGTTTTGATCTACGACTCTTGTAAACACACTCATTACCAACGTGTCAAATGTAATACCTGGTGTTAGTTCTTGCGGAGCATGACTGCTATAGGTGTCAACAAAGCTGCCGCCGTCAACATTAATATCTTCTGCTCTAGTTCCTAGTGCAGTGTCTAGATATGTGCTTTGAATATTGCTATCTATTAGTTGTGTAGATTGATTTTCGTCTTCGTAAGCCAAACCAGTTACACGAACACCTGGATATGTGATACCATCGATTAGTTTAGACAATAGTTCAACACCTGGTGTTCCGTCTGGTGCAACATAGTATGCAACAATACGGTCAATAGCATTGCCGTATTCGTGACTTACAGGAAGCAGATATCTGAAGTCAAAGATCTCAGAAGCTGGAACATTTTGTGTAGCACGATAAATCTCATTTTCGTAGTAAACATAATCACCAGTTACAACATCAAGCGTAGGTGTCCATTCTTTAAGGTTACTGCTATAAGCAGTTCTATCAAATTTGATCTGTGTTTTGATGCTTCGTACTTTGTTATTAACCATAACAGGATATGCTTTAGCACCCGTGCCGTTACCGTTAATATTAATAGTTGGCGAGCTATCAAACACAAACTCGCCGCTAAATGTAATACTTGTTACACTGCCATCTACAGGGTTAATCTTAGCAGTAGGCTTAACTGCACTAACAGTACCATCATAGTTGACAACAGTAACAACAGGTGCTACTGTATAACCTGTTCCGCCCTGTGCAATTTGAATACTTTCTAGTGTTAGTTCGTGGTTTGTATACCATTGACTGTATTCTCTATCATTGCGTAGATATAAGTCATCATTGATGCCTTCGCCGCTTGGACTACGGAAATCCTGTGTAGTAGGCTCAAAGTATGCGGGTAAGTCAAAATCACTAACATCGCCTTGATAATGATCATCACCCTTGTAGCCTATTAGGTATTCTCTAATCTTAGATCTATAAGGTTTAACTTCGTTGATGTAATCAATAAAGAAGTCTTGGTTATCTCTAATAAAGCTAGGATACTGTTTTAGTTCACGTAACTGGTGATAGATGCTAACAAAGCTGGTTTTAAATACCCAATCAACTTCTCTTTGATTATACATAATCCATTGTATCATTGTAAAGAACAGTTTGTTAAACTCTTCCTTGAGATCGCCAATATAGATATCATCTTGTAGCGCATTAAAGATGTTGCGAATTTCTGTGCTTGGATTAATATCAAATCTATCACTGTCAAAGTTTTCAGTAGCAAATCCTAGTGTATACTTTTCTTTGTCATAAAGTCTATCACTAAGCTGAATAGTACCGTTGCCTAAACCTACTAGTTCAACATTGTTAACAGAAGCAGAATCTCCAGTAACATCTTGAGCCAAGAACTTATAGAGTGTAAATGTTCCGATGTTATTACTACGTACACGCACAACTTCACCAGGTTTTACATTAGATAAGCTCTGTACATCTCTTTCAAAATTAACAGTATAATCTGCTCTTGTGCCTACACCAAATCCATCTGCATACCAATCAGTATAGTTCCAATACAAGCTAGTGTCAAATGCTTGTACTCTAAACAAGTGGAAGTTTTGATTTCCGTTTAATTCATAGATCGCCCACATATTTTCATTGTTGATATCAGTACGTACCAGAACTTTATATCCATTAGGTAAGTTAGCTGTATCTAAATAACTTAGCTCGTCAAATATATCAACTGTAAAGTTGTATTCTGTTGTTGGTGGGATAGGATCTTCACTAGTTAAACCTGTGATAATTTTTTGCTGTACAATTGGATGCTTTATTAGTACATCATTGATAACTCCAACAAAGTTTTCTAGTGCTCCTGTGCGATCCTTAAACATTGTTTGACGTGGACGGATACTAATTCCGTATTTGTCCTGTTCTAACAGTTGTGGATCAGGAACGACCCTACCACTACTGTCTGCGCCTGCAAGACTATCAATCATCTTATTGATAATAGATCCAGGAATCGATTGGTCTGGGTTGTTCTCTTGAATTAATTCGTATTCACTATGAATAGTGTTGCTATTACGCAAGTAATCATAACGTATTTGTAACTTAATATCATCGCTGTTTAAGTAATCATTGATATTGTACAAACTCATTGCATTACGTGCAATCGCCGCTACATAAGGAACACCTTGTAGTTCAGGTGATTCGATCATTTCACGAATTGTTACTACACTGCCTGTTTTTTCTGGATTTGTTGTTACACTTTTGTTTACAACCCAGAAGTAATAACGCCTGCGTTCAATGCCAGTACTTGATTCTATTATTGTGGTTTGTACATATGTGCCTTCGCCTGTATACTTTGGAGTACCCATCTCAGCATCGTTTACTGTAGTATATTCGCTAGGTGGCACATTACTTTCTACCCATTCGCAGATTTCAATAACACTACCTGGAAAAATTGCACCCCAGTTTTTACTACGATAGGTTAGACTGCCTTGCTCATAATCAATATAGCGCACAAGACTTAGGTCCCACCAAATCTTTCCAACATTATCTTCTGCCCAGTGCATATTTTCGTCAACAATAACATTGATTTGATTACTGTCGTTGTCAGTATAAATTGCTGGGTCAAATGCACTCTTATAATCTATATTAACTTCTGCAATACCTAGTACTTTACCTTTGACTGGATCTATACTATCAAAGTTAGTTAGAATATTGTTTGACTTTTTGCTGTAGATTAATGCACGACTAAGTGTGTCAATGTCAACTCTATCACCGTCTTCTCTGATTCTATTCCAAATACGTCTACCTGTTGTTTCAAACAACCATGCTGTACCGCCGCCATTAACAATATTATCATCACCTGGATCGCCTACCACAATGTAACCATTGCGTAAGTCAAGTGCTAACCCGAAGAAATCAAATGTACGTCCTTTGATTAGGTCAAATTGTTGTGCAAAGGTCATAGTACCTGAGTTACGTTTGTGCGTTGCACTGTTTTCTAATAGTTCGTAGATATATGCATTGCTGGCAAATAGTTCGTCATTGAACGTAGTACTATTGCCATCAAACGTAGTAGTTGGGTTACCTGTAGTTACATCAACTCTTAGTGTTTGAGCTGTTCTTGCATTACCACTACCAATTAGCAGAATGTCATCTTCGTCTCCAACACTAACACTTAATCCAAATGTTTCATTTTGTGCGCCGCCTGGAACTTCAAAGCTCTGTTCAAAAGTATATAAAGGAATGTCTAAGTCTTCTCTGACAGAGGACCCTGCATAACTGATAAACAATTTACTACGTTTAACTTGACTGCTACTCTGTATTCTAATATATTCTTCGTCGTTAAAAAATGCAGTAACACTAGGAATATTTGTAGTATTAATATCATTAATTAAATCTGCAATGCTAGTGCCTGTAATTTCAACTCTAAATCCGTTAATATAAATGCTGTCGCCTAGTGTTAATGTTGCTGTTTTAACATTAGCAGTTTCCCATCCTAGGTATCTACTACGCATTGTATATCGATACACTTTACCTGCTCTGTATGCACCAGTTGTGTATCCTGGCGCAGTTGCATAAAATGCCGCACCTTCTAAGTCAGTTACTGTTTGTGTTCCAAACAATGCGCCTGCAACTTGATCTTCTTCTGGAGCAACAATTTCTTGAATTAAATCAAACTGTGCGCTACCAATTTTTAGACGCTGTCCATCTGGAATAGTTGATAGTGTTGCAAATGGATCAAGGCCAGATGTTTCTTCTTGGCTAACTTGAAGTAGTCCTTCTGAAACAATTCTATCAACGGTAATAATAACTTCTCTAGTACTGTTGTTCCAAGTCCAGTCTATACCTTCATACAAACGTGTTTCACCTAGATATAGTTCTTTAACATCGGTAATGTCTGGTGTTGGTGTGTACGAGTTACTTAATGAATTACTTCTTTGGAATTCAAATCTTCTATTGTAAGCAAAAACTTTACCTGCTTCAACAATACCGTTAACTGTAGCACTTGGCGCACTAACAAATATTTCACTAGCATCGCTATCACAGTAGATAAATGTGCCATACTCTGCATCAGCATTTAATCCTACAGGAGGTGTTAGTGTATCTTCGTACAAGTAACAAGGTGCTTGTATTACTTCAATGCTGGTAGCCGTAGCGGGCAACTCAGGAATAATAGTAAGCACTGCACCGTTTAGTGTATAATCTTTTAAAGGTGTTAGTACTTGTTGTTCGTCGAGTTTAACTTGAACGGTGTATTCACTTGTAGGAACAAAATCTAATGTATAGGTTGTGCCTGCGGCTGTATTAATAACAGCACTTGTAATGGTATGTTTAACTTTAGTAATATTCTCTTCTTTATGGTAGACATACACTTTGTTTGCTGCCGGAGCGCCAACAAAAATCCAGTTACCATTATCACTGATCTTAACACTAGTGCCAAATCCTTCGCCTGGTGTTGGTGCCGGGATAATCTGTTTAGTTTGCTCGTTTTCTTCAACTCTAAAGTTGTGAACAATCACTGCACCTGGATCCTGTCTGGCAGCACCAGTAACCATAATATAGTCACTCATATCAACAACATCACCAAATCCAATGTCTGTGTTTGGTGTAATTGTGAATGTTGTGATAGCACCTACGGAATTTACACCAGTTACTGTAACTGTGCCTGTTTGAGCGCCATCTAACTGACTAGCAGATAGTGTTAATGTATCACCCAACTGATAGTTCACGCCGGCGTTGACAACAGTAGCTGAATAATACATGTTTGATGTATATGCTTGTCTACCAGTTACTTCAAATATAGCACTTGTGCCATTACCACCTGTTGCAGTTACGTTGTTGTAGATATATTTGATCATTGGTGGATCAAACTTACCTGTTTGTACAAATCCTTCGTCAGGTAAAAACGTAAATACGTTGACCTTGCCATTCTTGTCGTAAGCGCCAGCGCCTACTGCAATGAGATCACTGTTTCGGTTAATCTTTACACTAGCACCATAGCCATCATTACCAATGTATTCACTTGGTGAAGCATGAACTTCACTGCTGACGTCCCAGGTTGCACTTTTTTCATATACACCCCAACGATTCGTATCATCAAAGTTTTCTACCCAAACTTTATCTCCGTTGAGCCAGCCTTTTTTAGGAGCAATATCGTTGATCTGTGTTGGATTATCTAGTCTCATGCTGTCCATATGGAACAGTATGCCACTATCTTCAGCAATAGTGCGTGCTTCTTTCAGGAAGTCTTGTCCTTGATACATATCAACTAATAGTGTTTGATTATTTGTTATTGATTTAACTTTGTAGAATCCGTCGTAGTCTGCATTAAAGCTCTTGATACAGAACACTTCATCTGCTGTTAGATTGTGAGGCTTATCAAAGTCTACACTCATAACATCATCTAGTTCATAGTTTATTGCTGTTGGTCTTGCATCAGAAGATGTCATACGATAAACATTCCAGTCTAGGTCAAAATCTTTAGCAACCCATACCTTAAAGCCATCACCAATCTGTCTTAGATATGTATTGAGTGCATTAAAGTTTATGATGTCGTAGATAGTTGCATCAATGTCAGCTAGATTAACAAATCCTGCTGTGGCAATATCTCCACTAAAGTTGCTGTTATTATCTCTAGCGTGGAAAATGTTTTTAACAAAATGACTAGTTGTTCTTTTATATTCGTCGTTTGGATAAATTGGTGTAACACCAGGCGTACTAGCTTCTAGTGTGTTTAATAAATTAAATGTACTTGGGTTATCAGTAAACTTAGTATCATCTAGACTTATTTCAATTTGTGCATCACTTTCGAGTGCACCATACTCACCAACACGCACAGCCCATTCTTCATAAACACCAATATTGCTACTGATATTATTAAATGTTGCATTAGTTAATGACTCGATAGCATTACGTGTGCCTTTTTCTTTGATAAATCCTTGATAGAACTTGGTTTGACTTTGATAGTCTAAGTTAAGATCTGACAGATATTGTCTGTTACGTAGTCCAATAATACCTGCGCTGAATTGTTGTAGGTCTTCACCAATTGGTAAATTCTCTACATCATAAATTCTTTCAAACTGTTCTGCATTGTATGCAAAGTTTGGAAGTAGACCGCTCTTTTGATTTTCTTTGTCGATTCTTGACCATTCGCTAAGTTTAAATTCGGCAGTACCAATTGTATTAGCCAATGCTGTATATGTCAAGCTCTTATAGTTAACAATAGTACCTTTTGTGTAATCAGTAAACGGTGCCCATTCTTCAACTTTAGGATCGTTGTAAACAAATCCTGGCGGATTAAGTTCGCCTGTCCAACCAGCAGTTCTGTTGCCTACTAGTTTCAAACGAAACTGTCTGTTTCCTAACTCTGGAAGATACACAATGTCATTAAACACTGTAACATTATCAAATACCAGTGCATGTTCGTATTGTACAACATTCGCTTCAAATAAGCAAATAGTTTCGCCGTTGAGTGTTTCGCAACTAAAAAAGTTTGGCTGTCTGTTAACTGTTATATCACTTGTTTTGATAACCGAAAAACTTGGATTTAATACTTTGCTCTTAGTTGTGCTATTTGTTATCGCATCAACTGTGCCACCCAACACGTTCATTTCAATTCTATCAAACGTTGGACTCAGAACTAGTAGACTGCCTGCTTCCCATTCTTGCTGTTCCCAGGATAAAAATTCTTTGACACTTAACTCCCAGTCACGCATCTCGTTTAGACCAGGATCAAGTTGATTGAATGTAAAACCTTGTCCTACTAGATAGCGACTATAACTTATTAAGAAGTCTGCTACCTGTTGTACATTTCTAAATTCTGTACCGTAAGGCACAAGTAATTTGCGCTTCTCATAGTTGTGGTATATCACTGCACGTCGATCACCAACAACCAATGTATGGTTTTCTGCATCTGTCAAACTTGGAACCACCGGGAAGTAAGGATCATTTAGATCATATCCGCTTACGGTCCAACCGTTTCCGCTTTTTTGTACAACAACGCCACTGTATACCACTTTGCGTACTGGTGTACTTTTGTGTAGAATAACATCATAGTTTTCATCAGGTATCATAATACTGCTGGATACGCTGGAAGGTGAACTTTGTTCAGCTAGAACATTTACATAGTTCTTACCAGTATAACCGCCAACTTTGTAGCCTAATTGTACTTCTAGGTTATCTAAATACTGTCTTAATAATGTGCGTCCGTCAATACCTAAGTTTGTAGTATAATCTACAACCCAGTTTAGGTAACCTGCTACAAAATTGCGAGTTCCGTCTGCGTTAGTAGTGTCAGGCACTTGAATTAGATCTGGGTTAATACGTTTTAATGTCTGTCTAATAGCAAGTTGATCTAAGCGAGAATCTCTATAGTAACGCTCAATATTCATCAAACTACCAAAGTAGAATGCAGGCTTAATTAACGCCAATGCACGTTGTACCGCAAACGCATAGTCACTACTCTTAAGCCAGGCATACTCTGCAGGACTTACTTGTCCTACTTCATAACTACTGTTTAATGTAGCAGGATTCAGTCCACGAACAACAAATTGATCTGGACTTTTGCGTAAACCATATTCATCTACTGGAATAATCTGTGTTAGTCCAGGACGAGCAAAGTTCTTATTAATGCCAGCACGTGGTCCTGCATGAATGTAACCACGCTCTAGGTCTTCCCATAAAAGTGTATTACCACCTGTGAAGGGTGCAACACCATAACGATCTGCCCACCAACTCGGTTCGTTAGCAAAGCCTAACATTTCCCATGGATGAGTGTGTGGACGTACTGTGTCAAACAAGCTCAAATAAATTGCTCTTGGAGAGCCTGGTAATTGTGTGCCTAGTAATTTGTTTGTCTGTCTACTATAGTTCCATGTCCATGCATTGCTATTCTGGAATGAGTTATTTGTTGTAAAGTCTACCTGATTAAATCCTGCCCATTTCAAAAAGCTCTTGCCTAAAATACGTTTATATTCTGCTTCGTTATATTCTGTATCGCGGAAGCCTCCAGGAATAAATTCATAAAGATCAAAAATATTTTCATCAAACTTGAGTTTGATATTGTTGTAGATTCTTTTTTCAAACTCTAATAGTAAATCATCTCTAAAGTCATTAAATGCTGGCATAATACTACCATCGTGACCTTGAACAACATTGCGTGGTTCGATGTAGGTATCATCAAGCATAATTGTTGGAGTATAGGCAGGAAATAATCCTAGCTTACTTGGTGTTGGAGGCAAATAACTGCCATCTGTATTGTGGTATTCAATAATTCGTACTTGGTCGTCAGCTTCTAATGTAAAGCTATCACTAATAACAACCGCTGTTCTGTCCTGCGGGAAATAGTAATCTCTATCTTTGATTAACTGTACATTATTGATATAAACCAATACTGCGGTGTTGCTTAGTTGTGTGTCATCAAATACGTTAGGTAAATCAAACTGCTTTAGGTTAGGGTTAATAACAACATCTTCATATACAGTTCTGTTGTTGCCATAAGGGAACATATCGCTATAATAGAATGGCATAGTAGAATTTTTAGACATGTTGATCTGTTCAACAATAAAATCTACATGTTCTTCAACTGTGCGCGATTCGATATTTTGTATACTGCCTGCTAGCTGTAAAAACTTGTTTTTAAATTTTGTATATTCTCTACTAGCAAGCTCAACACTCTCAACAAAGTTAAAACGTTCACTAGTCAAGAACAAGTTGCTGTAGATTATTGGATAACCGTGTTGTAGAATTGTACCTGTGTTATTTTTATAAAAAATATCACGTTGACTGGTAAATGTTTCTACACTTTCGTAGATAGCATTTGTATTTTCTTCTAGTGTATCAATATGATCTTTAAGCTGACCTAGTGTCAGACTTGAAAAGTCTCGGTTTTCACCGTTAAAGTCTAAGTTAGGTGGTATTTCATAGTAGCCTTGCTGTGACACTCTATCTCTAGAATAGATTAAAATATCAACTTTGTCGCCTTGTGCAATTAGATAAATGGGGTTAACTACTACACATAGTCTAGTACCGATAAGTTCTAATGTAAAGTCTATTCTTTTTAATAGTTTATTGTTAACAATAACTTTGATGTTAGGTGTTTTGTTTACTTCATCATTGATAATATCAATTTCAAAATAGTTTGTTCTGCCATCATAAACTTTACTAAAGATTTGATATTGTTTACTACTTTCTTGGTTCTTTAACCAAACATTACGATGTTCTCTAGTTGTTTTTGTATAGTCTTTATACAAAAACCCAACGTTAATAGCTCTAGTTGCAATATCTAATTCATCTAGGTATGTAAATGTATCAGTAATAAATGATGTTTCAAATTCAATATCGCCAACACTATTAAAGTTTCTATAACTTAATGGGAAGCCAAGCACTGTATCAGCTGACCCTGTACCTTGTTTGTATTGGAAGATTGTTGTCCCAGTAAAGGTTGAGTTAGGATATGTTGTTTGGTTACCGTAACTAATGTTGTTCCAATCAAGTACATCGAATCTAGGTGCAGTGTTTACACCTGTTTTGGTTTGTCCTTCGTACCACTGGTCACCATCGTACCAATAGTTTCTTCTTCCATTCTTACCACTCTTAACAATAACGACATCACCGTTTTCTAGTAAACGTTCGCCGATCTCTGCAAGATGAATAGTTGGAGATCCTGCAATAGTTTCAAGTTGAATTTCATAAATGCGTTTGCGAATTTCAGGATCTTGCTCGTTAGCAAAAATAATAGTTTTGTTGTCTTCTAGCTCGAATAACAATTCCCAAGTACTTGCAGTACTTGCTAGTCCAGGTGTTTGTTGTATATCTTGCCTAGCTTCATAAGCAAAGCCTTCGTATTCAACAATCTCACCTTCAAGTATAGTGTTGGCTGTAGCAGGGTCATATAATGTGTAGCCATATAAATCGAACCAGATACCATCTGCGGCAACTGCTGGATTGTCTTCTGTAGGGTTCAAACATTCATAAATGCGATTTTGATATGATATACGTTCACCTTTAAAGTATAAACGTGTGTTATCAAAAGGAATAATTTGATCTCGTGGTTTCCAAACTACTGAATCTGTTGGTAGTGACTGGTTATTGCGTAGTGCGCCATAAACATTGTTATTATAGATGACTGTATCGCCTTTGATATATGCAGTACTTGTATCATATACACTACCCGAGCGTTCAACATCACTGAATGCATCTTTAACTGTAAAGTCTAAATAGTCTACTGGATCTAAGCCTTCAACACCAAAGTTAAACAGTCTGAGTGAATGTTCAAATTCTAGTATAGGACGGGCCGCACGAAAGTCTTGATCTGGCAAACTTGTGTTTTTAGCACGATAGTTGTTAACTGGTTCAATTACACCTTCGGCAGTTTTAATATAAAAGTTGTCTTCGCTGTATGCGTAAAAGATTTGATTTACAGCATATTCATATTCTAGGTTTTCAATGACAACTCTACTTCTCAGAGTTGAAACAATAATTTGATCACTAGGAATTGCAACAAATTCATTGTTAAAGTTTGGATCGTATGTAAATTCGTAAATTAATTGTTCTTTGTTGATCTCAGCAGTTTGTGTTAGTACATCAATGTGGAACCAACGGTTGCTACGTGACCACCCATTTAGATCATAACTTGCACGGTTAATAGTAATATAGTCAGGAGTATTAATTCCATTTGATGTGTATGCTTCGATAGGTACAAGATCGTTTACACTTGCTAAACGAATTTGTTTACCGACACCTTCAATGTAATATTGTTTGTTTTTATACTTGGCAGGAGTTACAGTATCGTTAAAGCTAACTTTTAAACCGTTAGTAAAGTCAATGCCGTTTGGCGAAGTATAACTGGTAGCACCTAAAATATCTTCTTCTACGTCGATGGTAAAGTTTTCAGCATCAACAATACGAATTTCTCCGTAATATACAGCATCTTCGCTGTCTTGATAATATAGTCTATCAAGCACACTGGTAATAACAGGAACTTCGTGATAGGTCTGGTCAAAATCGTGATAGTATTCTTTAGTACCATGTTGAATACCATTATTGATATAAACCTTTTGATCAAAATCAACATTAGTACTAGGTACTAAGTGAATAACATAATCATCATACACACCAGTTTGAGGATTGACTTCACCAATGGGTACCAGTGTTACACGCCAGATATCACGACGCTGTTCTCTTGGTACAACTTGTTTTTCAACAGCAATACCATACTGTATCATGTCAAAGAATTCATTGTTAGTCCAATGCACATCATCTAATACATCGTCTTTTGTTAAAAATATCAAGCTCTTGTTATTTAGGTTAGCAAATGTTTTTGCACCGTCAATACCATTTGGATTTTCCTGCAAAAACGAGCTTAGAAGTGCGCCTTCAATTTGATCGTAATAGAAGTCGCAAGCAATGTCAACATTGTCCACAGTTTCCATTTCTGTGTAGCGACTTTGTGCATTAATGAGAGGTACTTTGAATGTAACTGTGCCGTTATCTGATCCGTTGTTTTCAACTCCAAATATTTCTCTAGTGCTAACATTAGTTTGATTAAATCTAAAACCTGTCAAGCCAGGTTCTGTTTGAATCCAAAACTTATGCCCTGGTTCGCTAACTGTAAAGGTATATGTACCGCCTCGTGCTAGGACCAGCACTGGATTTGATTCAATACCTTTTTCACTGAAGTTAAAACCGTTAACACTGAGGTTACGTGTTACTGTGTACTGTTCTTCTGTTTCAACATTACCAGCAAACACATCTACTGCATCAGGACCGTTAGGCACCCAGTAATAATTTTTAAAGTTTACAAACTTGTCATAATCAATTAGTGCATCAAAGCTATAGCTTTCGTTGTTAAAAAGTCTGTTGTGGTTAGTAATATTACCACCCTGATAGCTGATCTGTTGTAGTAGATCAATATATGTGCTAAAGAAGTCAATGGTATCAGTGGATCTGTTTTTAACAACCACACTGGGTTCTAGCTGATAGTTTTGTCTACTAACAGTTGCTTCTGTAACATAGTTGTCGGTGGTAACAAATGTTGGACTAAACTTTCTACCAATATAGCCATTGATTTTTTCAAAGTCTGGCTTGCTGACCAATTGGTCTAGTGTAGCATTTAGAAACTTATTGTTAGTTTCTGTACGAAAAATGCTTGGTAAAAAATTTACTGTCTTGATAATCGCCATGTTGTACTACTTACCTATCGCTTATACACCGGCTATAGCCTGATTCAATTGGCTAGCAGTAATAGAGCTGATAATATCAACATCGTCAACTGTTGCCGAACTGATTAAAATTTCGTCTGGTTCTGCATTAATTTGATAAAGGTTACCAAAACTACTAGAAGTATCACTAGGAACAATAATAATACTAGAAAGTTCTGGTGTTAGTTCAGCGTGTAAATAAGCACTTAACTCACTAAAGTAAAAAGATTCACCAAAGTCCCAGTTGTTAATATCAAAGTAAGTATTGATAGCATTAATAACCTGCGTCTTTACTTCACTGTCGCTGATATTCATATTTGGGTTCTTGACAACTTTGAATTTAGCACGTAAACTATTTTCAGCTAAACTACCAAACAATGGTTTAAATTTAGCACTGTTAAAAATAATAGTATCACTAAGTGCTTTGTAGTTTTCTAATGTATTAAACTCACCTCTAAGTTCCTCTTGTGTAGGAGCAACTGGCTCTGTTAGTGTATTAGATGTATCGGTAATAAAGGCAATATAATCATTGCTATAGGATTTTGTTAAAATAAACAAATCCATTAAGTTGTTTGGACTTGGATCTACACGTCTGTTGTTCGGCGCACTATGTTTGTATTGGAAGTTTAACGATCCTCTACCGACACGTGCTCTGTAGTTAGTAGTAACATTTGATAATTCTCTAATGCCGTTAGAAATATTAAGTTGATAAAATCTATCAGTAGAGTAAGCGTAGAATATTTGTCCTGCATTGTAACTTTCTAAGTTCAAACTAATAGTTGCAAAATCTGGAAAAATCTCTACATCAAAATAATCCATCGGTGCAAAATCATTAAAGCCGCCAGTGGTGTCTTCTTTTTTAAAGAAAACAAACTTTGAGTCACTGTTTACTTCACTGTCAACAATTAAGTCAAACAAGTCGGGATTGTCAGGAACACCATCTTGATCTGTGTCTGGAAATGTTATTAGTACACGACGATTTTCTCTATAACCATCTGCACCAACAATACTTTTGTATATGTTCCATGCAAGGTTTTGTGCAAGTGGCGCACTACTATCTGCTTGACTGTTAAACTTTAATACAGTAACTTCATCACGAAGTGTGCGTCCTGTTTTACTGTCATATACTTTTACAGTGTCATCAAAATAAAACTTGGTTTCTGCTTCGCTTTCAAAATAATATTCTAAGCCACGGTGTATAATTGAATATTCTGTACCGTTGTATTCCAGACGCACAACCCAACTAGCATCTAGTGCTTCACCTGCAGTGTTGCCTGCATATTCGTTGGAATATGGTGCTGTACTAATATCAGACGCATCTACCAGTGCCCAACCGTTAATATTTGTGTCATAGCGTAGTGCAAAGTTTTTGTAGATTTTAATAAGTGTAACAATTTCGTTAGTCAAACTATCACTCAGTGTCGATTTGAACACTGGAATAATTTCCATTGGGATTGCACCTGTTGGCACTGTTTCACTAATAGTAACTTGCTTTGTAATTTGGTCAATACGCTGTACACTGGCGTAGATATAAGTTCTGTCTCTGTCTTTGCTAACTGCACCTGTTGCAATCTGATTACGTGCATTAAAGTATTTGCCTTCACCAGCACTAAATTTAATAATAGATCCTACCAACACATTCTTTAAGACACCAGTGATACCTGTGCCTATACTCATTGCTACATATGGTGTACCATCAGCACTACTACTGTCAGGACCCATAATATAGCCGATGCTTTTGTTTGTACTAGCACTTTCGAATTGCCAAGTTAGGTTAGCAGTAACGGTTCCTGTGCCTGTGGTCCATGATTGATTTTGTAGACTAAATCGTTCTGCTTTGTCATAATGCAGATGTTGCATAGGTTTATCACGTAGTATTGGTGCAATAGTATTATAGATAACACCAAAGATCTCATTAGCTGTTTGGTAACTAAAGTTTACGCTTCGAGTATATTCATCTTTATATAATACTCCATCAGCACTAAAAATATTTGTACTTGAATACTTGCCTGTAACATCAACAACATCTAAGAATCTACTAACACCCGAACTAGTACGGTTTGTTGATTTAACTTTCTGCACATTGTTAAATGCAGTAAATGGAAAAATGTTGTAGTCCTCACCAGTAATCATACGGTTTTGTGTATAATACTGTTGAGGTGCTTTTTGTTTAATACTTGAGAGTGTTTCGCGTGTGCTACTGTTAGCAACAGTATAATTTAAGCTCGCAGTAACATTAAGTGTTTGGTTACGCCCATTGCGATCCACATAAAGAATAGGAATAACAATATTTTGGATTTCGTCTGGAGTGATCTTATAACGTGTGCCTGCACTTTGACGATAGTAAAGTCTAAATTTGCCTTGTGGAATATTAGCAAAAGATCCGTCGCCAAAACTTAGTGAAATTTGATCATCGTTACGTGTAACAACTTGATACAAATTGCGTTCACTTGATTTATTATAGGTAATATTAACACCGTTAATTGCTGGTACTTTGGTCCATTGTTCTCCAATAGTATTGTCTGAATTAACTGCATATAGCCAAACATCATTATTGTTGATATTGTTAAAATCAATATTAACTAGTCTATTAGGCAGTGCAGATTCGATATTAAAGTCTACACTGTTGATATCGCCTTGTTTAAAGTAAGTAAAGAAGCCTGTGTTATTACTGCTATTGCCTAGGTTGTCGTTACGATATAAAAAGTTAAATGTTGAATCAGGCTTGGGTGCTTTTTCATAGATAAACTCTTCGCCAGTGATACTAGCACTAACAACTTCGATAGGCATTTGTGCACCTTCGATTTCTGTAGTAAAGCTGTATGCGGCTTGTAGGTTATCAGGAATACGAATAGTATATTCTTGTGTACTAATACCATTAATAATACTATTTGCGCCGCCTTTTCCAACTGTTTGACTGTCAATTAATGCGGCATTAAAAATAGTATTGAATTGTTCCTGCCAGTTATCGTTACTAGGATCGTTCCAGCTAATAATTAAGTTTGCAATATTTGTTCCGTTGCTGTCAAAAAGTGTTTCAGTAGTACTAATACTGGATATTTTTAGCATGCCACTGCTAGCAACGTTACGTTTAGGAACATAATTTAATAGTCGTGCTAACTTTAGTACGCTATCACGGCGTTCTGCTGTATCAATAAAGTTTTCACGGGAATTGAGATCTGTGCGAAATGCTAGACTTTGACCTAAAAATGCAATGAGATCAATCAGTGCAATATATTCACTACTTTCAGTGAAGTCGTTAAAGTCTTCGGGATAGTATGTACGCAAGTAATCCAGCATGGTTTTGCGTAGTGTTTCAAAGTCATAACTTTGAAAGTCAGCTTCTTTGAAGGTTTCGTATACCTTTGTCCAATCCTGCTGAACCAGTAAACTTGTTTGTCTGTTGCTCAACGCCATCGTAATGTCCTAAATAACTGCAATATATATTATTTAGCATATTTAAAAACAGCGTATATTAAGATTCTACGGCTAAATTGCTTTCTCTGCTAAACTGAACTTCAAGTGTATCTTGTTGGTTTGTTAGCACATAAATCATTTCGATTTCAAGTTGAATGCCGTTTTGATATTCATCAACAATAATATTCGTAGGAGTAACTCTAGGATCATAGTTAACAATACGTGCAACATCTCTAACGATCATATCACGCATTTCATCTGTAAATGGCTCAAACAAACAGTTCCAGATAATTGTACCAAACTCTGGATTCATTAGTTTTTCGCCTTTGCGTATGTTGAAATGATTTAGCAAATCCTGCTTTACAAGTTCGTAGTCTGTAGTACGAAACTTTTTATAGCGTCCGACTGTGCTAAATCCTCTGTATCTGCTAGCCATATCAATATTTACCTTATGCTAGTCCAGTGCCTTCGATAGCATGTCTACCTCTGTTAAAGTACATAGCACCTGTTGTACCATTAGCATCTGCGCCACCGCCACCGTTTCTAAATGTTTTTGCTCCGCCTGCTCCTAGTAGGTGTGCAGTTTGTAGCATACCTGCTGTTGTGCCTGGTGAATCGCCCGGGCGTAGCGCACCAATACGACTCATTGTTTTAGCGTTACTAGCTAATAGGTTGTCCATTACTTGTTCTTGTACTGCGCTATTCGCCAAAAAGTCTGCTTGACTTGTGATACCCATACTGTGAGCTTTTGCTGTCCATGCTTCCGGGTGCAGGGCGGCTTTGTTGCCATACTTTTTTACATACTCAGGACGGAGCAGTCCTTGATCTTGTAACACTGCGCCACCTACTTGGTATCGTCCTAAGTAATTAAATTGATTAACTGCGGTATAATCAAAGTTACTTTCGTTTTTAGCAATCTGTGTTTTTATCGCTTGTGTTTGTTCCGGTGTTAGTCCAGCAACACCTTTTGTAGCCGGTGGAGCGTCTGGACGTGATAAATCATTGTTTGTAATACCTTTACTAACACCCGATCCGCTAGCACTGTTAATACCGCTATTATTGCCTGTGCCACTGGTAGCACTAGAAGACTTAGATCCTGTAGGAGGCTTCCCAGTACCTTTACTACCACCCAATGGTTTACTAGAGCCACCGCTTGCGGCTCCACTGGTACTAGTTGCCGCATTAGATGCAGTACTTGGTGGTGCTTTACCGCCTGCAATAGATCCGCCTGTGTCAGCAAATGCATCAGCAACAGTTTCTTTTGTTCTTTGAGAAGCGGCTTTTTCAAGTTGTTGTCCAACAATAAATCCTGTATCTGTTACAGCTTCTCCTGTTTCCCTTTTCCAAGGTTCGTGAGCAGGAACAACACTGTTGATTGATATTTTTGCTTTAGGCACTTTGGTCCAAGGCACTGATAAACTGCCTCGAGTAACATCTGCGTGATAGAACTTTTTGAGATTGCCTGGATCTGGTACTGTAGGTCCAGGTGATGTGTTTAGATCAATTCTACTGCTATGATAATTTCCAGGACCTGCACTAGTTTGACTAATCTTAGCACCAGCACTTAGAATATAACTACCGCCTGTGCCAACGTCAATGTTTCCAGCATACTCTGTTAGTTTTTGATTGGTTTTAATAGTTGTGTTCTTTTGGCTATCAATATTAATGTCGCCGTCGGCATGTAAATTAAAGTTCTTTTCAGTGTGAATATTAATGTTATCATCTGCGTGTAGATTAAACTCACCTTCTGTACGCATGTGAATGCCACCGTAAGCATACAAGTATACCATGCCATCACTGCCAAACTCTAACCAACTACTACCATTGCCATGTATAATTTGAATAATAGGACCTGTAGGATGAGCATCGCCTCCATTTTCATCTACAGTATCGTCAACAAAGGTTAACTGGTGTCCACCGCCTGAGCGTAAACGTAGTATTTGATTCTGTGCATCTAGGTCACCATCGTCCATAATAATACTATGTCCACCACGGCGTTGACGGATAGCATAGTCTTCCTCTCGAAGTTCACCCATCTCTAAACGTTTTTTATAGTCTGGGCTAATCGTTGGATCATTAGTTGGACGACCTGGTGTTGTAATACCAAATATATTGCTGGGAGTTTCACGTTGACTGCTAGAACTGATTGGTCCACGTATAACATCGCCGTCGATGCCTTGGTTCGCATAAATCTCTGCTTGGTATTCGTGTATGCTACGCTTAACGGTTAGATATTCTGGACCAACATTACCTTTTTTGAATTCTGTAAACTCTCCACTAGGTTGTGTTCTGCCTAATGCATGACTGGCTTTTACTAACGGACTTACAACTGTGCCAATTTCTTGAGGACTTTGTGAGAATGATGCATTGTTTGCTGGAAAAGCGTTGTGGCTCAAGTGCTTGTTAACACAAGCAAACCAATATCCTCTATCAGGATCACCGTTGATAAAGAGACATAAGACATCGTTTCCGATGTCTGGTGGGATAGCCCACATACCATAATTATGATGTACTTTGTCGTGTGCAGTTATTTCTGAAGCTTCAGGTTGGAATGTTGATCCGTAAAAAGGACTAGCATAACTGACTGTGCGCCAATTTTGCACACTTTCTTCATCACCACCTAGATCAGGAATGTAAACTTGAAGTCGACCACTACGAGTAGGATCTAAGTTATTCTTAACTACGCCAACAAACGGGCCAGGATTAATAACTTCGCCGCCAGTCTTTGACTTGTCTGCCCAGGGAGCGACTCTATTACCTAACGTTTGCTTTGGTATTGCCATACTATTAGTTACCTCTACTTGTTATGTGAAAATAGAATTGCTATTATCGATGCCGCCATTGGTAGATCTACGTATTCTTTCTTCTGCCAATGACGCAAATTCATTAGCATTGTTGGCAATTTGTGCTAGGTCCAACTGTGCTCCAGTAACTCCAACACCTTCAGCAAAGCTGTTGGCTAGATTTAGACCGCTTTGAACAATGTCTGAACCGGAAGAAACCAATGCATTGATATCTGCAGGTGGTAGACTTAATCCAACTGCACCACTAAGTTCGTCTATTGCACCAGAAACTGCTTTACCAAGATCAAGTGGACCTCCGCTGAATGCGGCTGCCGCATCTGCTATGCTATCAGACAGTGTACCTAAACCACCTCCTGAGGCTTGTAAAACTTGCTGTTTTAGGTTAGACTGATTTCCAGTAACCGTAGGAGTTGTACTAAGCTCAGGTCGAATACTTTGATTATTTCCTACATTTGTTAATTTTTTAGTAATAACAGGAGGCTGTTTACTTTTTGTTGTTTGAGGAGAATCTTTAATACGTTCGCCGCTGATAGATCCGCCTTCTTTTTCTGATAGGTCATAACATCTAATCATATCAACGTTTTGTTTGAATTGTCCTTGACCAAACATATTCATTACACCTAGTACTCTATAAACACCACTGAAACTACTTTCTCTATAACGTCCATCTTCTCTGAGTAATCCTGTTTCTAAACTTCTATCTACAGGAGTTCGAAATTTAACTTTGGCAAATATCTCACCACGGTCCATAACTAAACTACCGTTACCACCAATTTGATTATTGGTGGTTTTAGTATTTGCGTCATATGTGCCTTGGCTAGGATTAATATAAACATCGTCCTGTTTGATAAAATCAGGATCTCCAACAATATCCAAAGTAATGTTAATCATATCTGCTTTAGAATTAGAATACAAAGTCTTTTGAATATCGTCGATTGTTTGTGTTTTACTTTCGGCGTTGCCACTAGATGCTTTAACTTCTACTTGCGTTCCTTGTATATTGTTATCGCCTTTGTTCTTTGTGGGTATATCAATCTTAGTAGATTCTTTTTTACCCGCCGCATTAACAGTACTAGTTTGCTGACTGGATCTATTAATACTAAGCAACGAAAAGAACAATGCATTAAAATCTATTTTAAAATCTAATATGTCAACATTTTGTCCGGTATACAAATAGTTGTATTCTTTATGCCATGTGGTTGGCTTTTTAGAAGGGCCCAATGGATGCTTAGAATCATAAACAGTATAGGTCTTGATGTGATAAGTGATTCTCTTGGCAAATCTGTTGGCTTTGTCATCAAACTCAAGTAGTTCAATACTAGGAATTACTTTGTACCATTCTAAAGTTTTCTCTAATTCTTTAGCAATGTCTTCTCCACTTTTTCCCGCCCATTTTGGATCGTTAGGATCAGCAATTTGCTTATGAATATAATCACTAGAACGAATCACATTGTCAACAATACTTTGTATTGTTGTTCCTGCATTAATAATCCAATCTTTTCTATTAGGATCTCCACCAATGGCTTCTCCTCCGGCTACCTTAGAACCTTCAGTTGTTCCAGGTTTTGACATTTGTGTTTTTCCTGGAGCTACTATGCCTTCTCGTAAAATTTTAGACTTAGCAATTTTTTCGTCAATATTAAATAGTATTTCATCGGGAAAATCTCTAGCACCTTCTATTTTTTGGTACTCAAACCAACCATTAAGTCCTGCTGTTAAACTGTCTACGCTGATTTGAATATTTGATCTAGTTTTTGCTGGTTTTCCATCTTCATCGTTTCGCTGATCTTCTATTGCTTGCCCAACTTTTGCTACACCAGGTGCATTAAAGAATTTTTCAACAGTGTTGCCGTTGACCTGCAAGTTAACACCTGCAGTTGCAATTTTATCATCAAACGCACCCATGTTATAAGGCGTGGCTGTACATTTATACGTTGCACCGTTTGTAGTTACTTCGATGCCCATTGCTACCAATCTAATAGGAAAACGTTTTAGTGTCCCAGGAATAGGTAAAAAGTTTGTGGTTCCGTCATCTTTATGTCCGAAAAATTCAATCTGTAACAGATAAGGCATGTCAGTGTAGTTTTTACTACCAACACCTTTGGTTGCTATTAGTAAACGATCCAAAAAAGTCATACCGTAAGGTTCAACAATAGTAAAGTTGAAATCCAAAGCATTACTAGCTTTAGATCCTGCGTTCATACCAACCATTGTTTGTATTCGTAAATCTTCAAAATAAAAGTCATCTTTGAACTCAGGATGTCTTGATCCAGCATCAGTTGAAGCAACATCTTTGCCTGCTCCTGATACAAGAGCATTGCGTGGTGTAAAAGACTCTGGACTATCGCTGATAGTCTTATAATCTTCTTTGCTCAATAAAAACAAGCTGAGCCTGTAGGTATAACTTGCATAACTGTGTAATCTATTTGCTGTGCCAAGCATTTGAGACGCATTGGCTGTATTAATATTTGCAACACTGTTTTGATTTACTGTGAGTACAGTTTGTGAAACGGTATTATTATCAACTTGGTTTACGGCAGTACTTTTATTAATTTGATTTTGAACGCTGTCTGAAGCTTTTGATAAATCTCCTGCTACATCAGCTAAATTATTGAGAGCATTTCCAGCTGTATTAACGACATCACCAAATGCATCAAAGCTAAGACCTTGATTATTTAGGTTATCTATTTCAAAATTTGCTAAAGAATCTATAGCGGCATTGGTTGCTGATGACAGTGCCGCAGTGGTTCTTTTAATGCTATCATTATTAATAACAGCATCTTTGGCAGCCTGAATGTTGTCAATGATTGCCATATTATAATCCTAGTTCATCAACCAGTGTTTGTTTGTATGGCACTTGTATTACTAGACCGTCTACAAAGTCAAATATCGGATCTTTAAGTCTGTCGGGATTACGTGCGGCAAACACCCACCAAAGTTTAGCATCACCATACAAATCATGTGCAAGTGTCTGCGGACGATATGCATATGCTTTTTCAATTTGATAGGATATATCGTCATCACGTTTGGTAAACGAACGGTAATTCAATACATCTAAATAACGACCATACGATTCAGTAGTAAAATAAGGACTAGTAGGACTATAAGTTGCCATTAGATAAATCCTTTGTTAATTAATGATCCTGCCGCAAAATCGTCTAGATTAAATTCAGTTGTTCTTCTTCTACTGTAGACTGGCATTAGTGATAATTGTATGTTGCTTAGTGTTGGCATACGTGTACCGCCACCTACAGGTTTGGTTGATATATAATCAACCTCTGTGGGCATAGTGTGAGCAAAACTAGTAATTACACAAGGAACATGCGGGAAATAGTGTTCTCCATAACCATCTAAAAACACAATAGGTGGTGGTGTGCCTGCTCTTGTACTTTGACCAAACCACATTTTGGTACAAGCTCTAAAAAAGTAAACCGCACCTAATAGGTATTGAGCTTCAGTGTCTGTTTGTACACTAAACTCGCCGTCTATACTAATCGCAGTAACTTCTGATGCTTCATAGAACTGTGCGGGATAATTACTATGTGTATACGATTGACTATTATATTTCGCTGTGTGCGATAGAGAAATACTTGGGTTGTATGGAAAAACCACTCCAGGTAGTTCTCCATGCTTAATGAGAGGAGCCATAACACCAGCATTGCCTTTGTAAAAGAA